TAATGAAATGTAATGTGTTCGGAAGAAGTCTAGAAGACCGGGTTAAAAATCCCGGCCCACTCGACAAAATTCTATTGCGTAAAGCTGTAAAAGATAAGCTTCCGAAGGAATATGCCCACTTAAGACCACAGGTACAAGATCTTATATTGGCAGAGTCAAAAAAAATAACATCGGAAAATTTTCAATCAATCGTTCAGGAGGCAAAAAATGCAAACTAAAATTCAAGCATTATTACAATCTCGTAGGTTCTGGGTCGCAGTGGCTGGCGTCTTAGCTGTAACAACAGAAGGTCTAGGAGTTACTACTCTAAGCTCAGAGCAAATTCAAAATATCGTACTACTTTGTGCGAGCTGGATTGTTGGTGATTCAGTTAGAAAGACTGAGGTGTCCCAATGAGTACAGGCCAAATGATTTTTTTAGGTCTTGGGCTTGCTGTAATCCTATCATCATTTGATTTCTCCTCTCTTCTTAAAAGATTAGAGAAGAAGGCTAGTGAAATAGATATTCCAAATATTATCCCAACTCCAGCACCAACTCCAGTAGAAACAAAAGACAATTTGGTTGAAATCGTTCAAAAGTGGCAGGTGCTGAAGGATGCTTGCGAAGAAAATAATCTAAGCGAAGCCGTTGTTAAACTAGATGAAATTTTCCCCATGTTAATTAAAGTGGACAAATAATATGAATTCTAGAGTATATTTAGGAATAGCTTTGGTAATCATTGGATTCTTTTGGGATAGCATCTCAATACCCAATATTAATAAGCCGGTTATTCCATCTACAGATTATAATAAAATGTTAGACTTAAAAAAGCCTACAGATAAATTATTCGAAGAGTTAAAAGATGTTAAAAGTATTGTTTCGGGATCGGACGAAGTTTTTGACAGAGAGATAATTGCAATTTTCAACAATGAGATGGGCAAAAGATTGCCCTCTTATGAAAATGTAAATTCCATTTCTTTTGAAAATTTTTACATAGACTCTGCTAAACTTACTTTTAATAATAGACTTAGCAATAAGTATAAATCTCTTGGAGATAAAATGCATGAGATTATATTGTCTACACTGGGAGAGAATGAAGCTATTATTACAAAAGAAGAGCAAGTAGCTTTATCTGAAAAAATGCGAGCAATAGCATGGATATTGTTAAATTAAACTTGACTTTTATGATTGGGCTTGGTATAATGTAATAGTGTATCAAGCCCATATTTTTGGAGAAGCTATGGAAATAAAATATAGAGCAGAGGTATCGGTTATATTTATATTCGCAGATAAAAAATATTCTCAAACAGATCCAAATTATTATAAAATATTACTAGATGAAAATAAATGTATTATAAAAAAAGAACTGTCAGCTATATTCAAAACACCAGAAGATTGCTTACAGAATTTATACAATGACTATATAAAAATAGATTATGATTGGCCAACTAAATATCTGGCGAACTGTAGGAGAGTAAAGAATATAATTGAAATAACATATCTTTGCAGACTTCCAATGCTTGAAGGTTGTTATAAAATGGGCAGATTAATTAATATAAGCGACTTTTTAGATATTAAACTGGATGAATACTATGTCAAAATCATATCAAGCAACTCCCCAGAATCCTTCAGATGAATTTGTTCCAAAATCATTTATTATATTTTGTTTAGATCAAGAAAATAATATAGCCTTCGAAGCTTCATGGGGCGAATCTATAGACGATGTTAAGAAATTTGCAGTTCTGTTGTCTAAAGTCACTAGTGGAGACTTTAACAATATGATGCTTGAACAATTAAAAGAACAAGCAAAAGGTATTGAGAATGGCAATAAAAAATTCTTAGCACTGCAAAAGATTGTAAAAGATTCTCAAATGCCAAGCGAACTAGTTATCGACCCCGCAAACGTGGAGCTAAACTAAATGAAAAAAATAGTAGCATGGGAAAGCTGGAACGAAAAAGAAAAAGAATTAGTGGATACGTCCGATTTAGAAAACTATGAAATGGAGGAAGAAGCAGATTCAGAGCAAACAATGCAATCAGAGAATTTTCTATCTCCTTTGTTCGGTGAGATGAAACCCCAAACAATACAAACTCCTTGGGGTACAGTTTCATTTGATTCAATTCTAAAGCCATCGGATAGATGGGACTGCTGGTTAGGATATACAAATTTTGGAGTCACTCATAAAATTTCTGATAAAATTAAAACCATTGAAGGCGTAGAAGCAATCAAGGTAATGAGTAGATATACATTTTGTATTGGAGTTGGCAAACTTTTTGAATTTAACAGCGTAAGAAAGGATATTGAGAATGCAATCTGTAAACAATGATATTTTCCAAGAAGCAATCAATAATGAATACTATAAAAAAATCTTATATAAAGTATGTAATGAAAATCTAAGAGACGTATGTTCAAAAGATGAAATACAATCAATAGCACTCACTACATTATGGAACTGTTTGCAAAAATATAAAAATAATGAAAATGCAAAGTTTTCTTCCTATTTATATAGAAGTATTCAAAACAATAGTAGACGGTTGTACAAAAAGAAAATAAAGACAAAAAAAGAAAAACAGTTGTTTATAAATCAACCAGAGCTAACTTTTGATCCAAAAGACAAGGAAGAAGCAAGAGATATTCTTATGTCTGTTCAAGAAAAGAATAAAGAACTTTACAATGTATTGTTTCAAAAATTTTTCTGTGGAATGACAAATAAAGAAATTGGCCAAGCTAACGGGTATGGAAAAGAGGCCGCTCGAAAAAAACTTAAAAAAGCTCTTGAGTTATGTCGTGAAATTGTGTATATGTAATATAGGAACAGGATTATAAAAGGATAATTAAGGAAATAAAATTATAAAATGAATATCGAGGGTTTTCACTATGGTTCCAAGTTCAAATAACCACCTTAAGAATACAGCGGGTGGATCATTCACAAAGCAAACTCAGGGCGGTACGATAATTGGCTTATCAACAGCTACAACCATCATTACCAAGGCTATTCAGGTAAAAGATGTCAATATGATAAATCAATCAATTTACACCTATCCAAAAGAACTTAGTGGTGCTAAACTATATAACACACAAAAGATTCTTTCGGCTGGAACATTTGCCTATAATTCAAATATTAGAGGCGCTAATACTTATGTCATAGCTAGAGTAGCAACAACTCTTGCTGGCGTATCTAAAACATTCTTACAATTTATGGGTGGAACCCCAAGTGGTCCTAAGTTCCCATATTTCATTTCTGATCACTACGAAAATACCACAACATTAATTCGTAAAATGCAATTCAGCTTAACTGGCTGGAATACAGATGGAACTAAGATCAAGAAAAGAACAACATGGATTACCGATCCAACAGGAGCAACACCAGCTACTGCGGATTTTGGTACTTCTGGGTCGATTCCAACCAGAGCAGTTCCGGGCGAATTGTACATTCTAAGCAACTTTGTTACATACGATCCTGCAACAAGTTCTAACAAGTATTCTTACCCAGCAATTACAGGCAAATAATATACGAGGGCTGGGTTTCGGCCTAGCCCTCCTTTTTTTGGAGGTGAACATGAGTTGGCATGAAATACTTCCCAATTTAGGTGAATTCATTAATAAAACTGGATTTCCGGTTGGGTTATGGCTAATTACTGGATTTGTAGTATATAAACTTGGTAAAAAGATATTTGTTAAAGTTGAACCAATAATAGATGCCCACTTCGAATTAGTCACACAATTAAAAGATTCAACGGGCAGGACTGTAACTATTCTAGAAAAGCAAAATGAAATCTTAGTGCAAAATTTTACCATACATGCAAATATATTAAATGATCATACAAATAAATTAGATAAAATAATGCATGGTAATGTAGAGCTAAATGAAATCTTAGAAGATGCTAAAAAAAAAGTAATCCCGATGTCTAACGGAATGGCGACTGCTGCCGCTGGAGCTTCAAATGGAATTAAAAGATAAGTTAGTTGAGATTTTGCTGAATCAGCTGAATTTCTCCCAGTCAGACCTTGACAAAGTGAAAGCAGTGTTGGATAATATCAATGTAAGGAAGGTTGGCGACAAGACCTTCATTGATATCAGACTCAATAAAATAACCGTAGTTTTAGAAAGCGATAAGAATGAGTATTAAAATTGGCAATATTGATATTAAAGAAGAATTTGATTGGTCAAATGATATTTTGAGCTTCTTTAGTTTTAAGCAAAATAAAGTTTCTTATTATTGTACAAGCATCCAATTACTAGACGAGAGAGAGGGTTATTTAGCTTTCTCTCTTTCTAGTAAACTAGCTAAGCTTTTTAAAGAAAGCGATTACAATATTAAAATGCTTCATGAGCTTATTAAATATGAGATTAAAGAGTTTTACTTCTTATCGTTTGCAGATGAAGATCCTTCTAGTGAACAGATCGAATATGTAGGACAAATGGATAAAGAAGATGCAATTTCGCTCCTCAAAATCGAAGAATAATACAGGACAAAACAATGATTAATTTAAAGACAGTGGACTTGGAGAAGCTTCAGAAGTTAACTCGACAACCAGTTCCCGGAACCGAAACAAATAAAAGACTTTCTGGATTTTTTGGATACTTTGAGGCAAGAGAAGGCTATAATAAGTTAGTAGCTTATGGGCCTCAAGACGAAACTTTACAACTCTCTTGGATTCACAAAGAGTATCTTACAAAATGAGAACCGACTGGGATCAATACTTTATGGCAATGGCCCATTTAGCCGCTGTGCGTTCACATGACGCTCAAACGCAAGTGGGCTGTGTTATTGTTAACGAAGACAATCATGTCGTTAGCATAGGATATAACGGCTTTCCAGCCGATACCAAAGATGAAAATCTGCCAATGATACGACCATACAAATATCCTTATATGATTCATGCGGAACAAAATGCCTTAGCCAATATGATCGTAAAAGAAAAAAACTTGCGAGCTTATATAACTGGGTATCCATGTTCTGTCTGTTCAAAAATCCTATGGCAGAACGGTATTAGAAAAATTATAGTAGATAAGCATGGAGTAATTTATTCCATGAGTGATGATGATATTAAGATAATTAATTTCTTAATAGAAAACGGATTACAAATTAAAGAAGTGGATTTTGAATATAGTGTATTCAGTAATCTAAATATAAAATTAAAAAACAAAAGGGCAAAAGATAATGTCGATTAAAGCTTTACAGGATTACACGTTCTCTGCAAAATACGCAAGATATTTACCAGATAAGAAAAGACGAGAAACATACAAGGAAAGTGTTGATCGTGTTAGGAATATGATGCATAAACAATATGCAGATAAAAGTGAAGACTTGCACGCAGATATCGATTGGGCATATGATATGATGCTCAAGAAGAAGGGGTTGGGGTCGCAGAGAGCATTGCAATTCGGTGGAGATCCTATTTTTAAACATAACGCCCGTATGTTTAATTGTACAGTATCTTTCATTGATAGAATTAGATTCTTTCAAGAGTGCATGTATATGCTTCTTTGTGGTTGTGGTGTAGGATTTTCAGTGCAGAAAAAGCATATTGATAAACTTCCTAACTTATCTAAAGAAAGATCTGGCAAAGTAAAATATACAGTACCAGATGAAATTGAAGGCTGGAGTGATGCGATTGGAGTGTTGCTCAGCTCATATTTTGAAGGCGAAACTGATTTTCCAGAATACAACGGAAAAGAAGTTCAGTTTAATTTCGACAAGATCAGAGCCAAAGGAACAAGAATTTCTGGAGGTGGAAAAGCTCCGGGAGCAGAACCACTAAAAAAAGCTCTTGGCAATATTAAGAAAGTGCTAGATAATGCAGTTAATAGAGGAGATGGTAGACTTAAGTCAATCGAAGCATACGATATTGTTATGCACGCCGCCGATGCTGTTATTAGTGGTGGAGTGCGCCGTAGTGCTACCATTTGTCTCTTCTCGCCAGACGATAAAGAGATGGCTACAGCTAAAACTGGCAATTGGTTTACTGATAATCCTCAACGGGGTCGCTCAAATAACTCGGCACTTCTTCTAAGAGGTAAAACAACTCCTGAACAGTTCGCAGAGTTAATGCAATCGGTTAAGCAGTTTGGCGAACCGGGATTCGTATGGGCTGATGATGAAGATTTTATTGTTAACCCATGCGTTGAAATTGGAATGTATCCAGTAGATGTAGAAACTGGCAAGAGTGGATGGCAAGGGTGTAATCTTTCTACGGTTAATTGTGCAAAAGTTAATTCAGAGCAAGACTTTTATGATGCAGTTAAAGCCGTAACTATTATTGGCACTCTTCAAGCCGGATTTAATAGTTTTCCATATCTAGGCGAGACTAGTGAAAAGATTTTTGCTAGAGAAGCATTACTTGGAGTCTCAGGAACTGGCTGGCTGGAAAGGCCAGAAATCTGCTTGAATCCAGATATTCAACGAAAGGCGGCAGAGCTTGCAAAAGAAACAAACAAACTTATCGCCGAAAAGATTGGAATTAATCAAGCGGCGAGAGTCACCTGTGTCAAGCCTGAAGGCACTGCTAGTTGTATCCTTGGCACTGCCAGTGGTATTCATCCTCATCATGCTAAACGCTACATTAGGCGTGTACAGGCGAATAAGGCAGAAGCGTTATACCAGCAATTCAACAAAGTCAATCCAAGGGCGTGCGAAGAATCTGTTTGGTCGGCCAATAGGACCGATGATGTAATCGCCTTCTGTATTGAAGTTCCAGACGGTAGCAAAACAAAGAATAAGATTACAGCTATTGAGTTGCTTAAGATCGTAAAGTCAACACAACAGAACTGGGTATTGCCCGGAACTAATATTGAGCTTTGCACTAAGCCTTGGTTAACTCACAATGTAAGTAATACAATCAATGTTAAACCTGATGAATGGAATGAAGTAGAAGATTTTATCTATGCAAATAGAGAATTTTTCTGCGGCATTTCATTGCTTCCAGTTACTGGCGATAAAGATTATCCACAAGCCCCATTCACGGCTGTGTATTTACCTACAGAGATGATTTCTCATTATGGTGAAGGCGTGATGTTTGTAAGTGGTTTAATTGAAGTCGCGCTTACTTTATGGGAAGACAATCTTTGGGCAGCTTGTGATAGCATTTCTGGACTTGGGAGTGCTATTAAAGGTAAGGCAAAAGTCGAATGGGTTGAAAGATGTAAAAAGTTTGCTAATAAATATTTTGAAGGCGATGTAAAAGAACTTACTTATTGTATGAAAGATATTTATAATTTCAAACTTTGGACAGAACTCAAAAGAGAATACAAAGAAGTAGATTATACAATTGTAGAAGAACAATACGATGATACTCAATTGGAGCAAGCCTTGGCTTGTTCTGGGGGAAATTGTGAAATTTAATGCCACTCATACTAATTCAGTATAATGTTCACACTGTACTCCTCGACGGAACTAAAGTCGGGGGCGTACAGACAGTGAATGTAACAAAATCTTTTGACTCAACTTCAATTGTAGGCAAAGGAAATCCAACTAATGTAAAAAATTTCTATAAAAAGCCTAGTCTAAATATTAGTTTTACAAAGTTTATATCTGATGATTATAGCTCTGCATTAAGTGGATTTGACATTAGGGATAGTATATATGTCACTCCTCCAGAGACTCATGAAATTAAAATTGGAGTAGTTGGAGGAGGGGGATATAAATTTGTAGACACTGTATTTGCGGGTGTAACATATACTTTTACAAACCAAGGATTCTTCACAGAGGAATTAAATTATATCGGCCATGTATCTGAAGCGATAGCTAGCATATCGGCCCCAGCAGTACAAGACGGCGATGTAAAAAGAAGACAAGATTTTGATAAAAATGTTGCGCGTCCAGCAGAATTAACTAGTTCGACTTTGATTTCAGTACAAGCGTCATTGAATATTAATTACGGAGAAGTTCCGTCATACGGTAGATTCTACACTGCAAGAAATAAGTATATCACTTACCCAGTTGATATTAGCTGCGCATATGAAATTTTAGATAGAGAATACTCACAATCTAGAGTGGATTACTCGGCTGAGTCAATCGGAGGAGTAAACTATAACTTAATCAATGATCAAGTAACCAATAGAACTATATCAATTGGTGGAGTTCCAACAATAGATTTAGGATCTAAAAATTTCTTGGCCAATATAGAAAGAAATGGAGGCGACGCAGGAAATAGCGACTATTCGATCCTCAAATTCACCTACAAAAATAATGATAATTCTTTCACAGTATCGTGAGAAAAACAACATGTCAAGATCAAGAAATAGAAAAGAAGCTCAGAAGGCAAAAACAACCGCCGTTACTAATCCACATCGTAAAGTTCTTCAGCCGAAGAGCATTAATCAAGAAAACTACATTATATCAATGGTAGAAAATGATGTGACTATATGTACCGGACCAGCAGGATCTGGTAAATCATCTGTTGCGGTCGGTTTAGCTTGTAGTTGGCTTTTAGATGGAAAAATTTCAAAGATAATTATTACACGTCCTACAGTTGAAGCGGGAAGAGGGCTAGGATTTTTACCGGGAAATAAAGACGAAAAAATCCAACCTTATCTAGTACCAATCATCGAGGAGATGAATGCTTATCTCGGTAGAGATATGGTTAAAAAACTTAGAGATGGTGATATTATTGAAATGTGTCCGCTTGAATATATGAGAGGAAGAAATTTTCACGATTGTTTTATGATACTTGACGAAGCTCAAAATGCTACATTTGAGCAAATAAAAATGTTTATAACGAGAATTGGCATACATTCGCGTGCAGTGATTAATGGAGATGCAGACCAATCGGATCTTCCAATGAGTATCAGAGGAGGATTAGAAAGCGTCAGCCACAAACTAGAAAATCTAGATGGTGTAGGCATATGCGAATTAGAAGCTAGCGACATCGTTAGAAATAAAATTATTGGTAGAATATTAGAAAGATTAAAGTGAAGAAGATCATACCTGTTATACTAATCTGTGGAGCCTTAATTGGCTCCATAGTATATTATGAATCAGAAACTCAAGATATAAAACAAGAGTCCTTATATATCAATGAAGATTTTATTCAATTTTATGAAATGCTATTAGATGAATCTAAATTATCAGAAGAGGAAAGAACTGCATATAGAGAAAGCTATAGAACATTCTTAATATGGAGTGGTGAAGAATATAGAGAATACGACCCAAACGAATATTTATTAGAGGAATAATATGCCAATTTATCACTACAAATGCTCAAATTGCCCAACTGATTTTGAAACCTTTCACAGTATAAAGGAATCCTTATGGAAGGTTTGTCCTTCTTGTAAAACCGAAAATCTTTCGGTTGTCTTAGACGGCGCACCTGATATAATGAATAAGGAAGTCAAAACCATTGGCCAATTAGCAGAGGCGAACGCCAAGGCAATGGGCAAAGAACAGCTTCAGCGTCGAATGGAAGAGGACGGATCTTTGAAGAAAATGCAAGATCAGGCAAAAATGAGCGAATACCGAAAAATCGCTAGTCTATCACCTGATAAGAAAATAAAATACATCGAAACGGGTAAATTATGATTGAACGAACAAAACGAAATATTGGTCCACATATTGGAATCGTAAGATTTAATATTTTTATACATAGAATGCTGCCAGATGGAAGCCTAGACCCAGAGGTAGTTGATTGTTCAGATCTATTTAAAGATCATAGCATGACTCAAGCTGGAGAGTTCCATGTAACTGGATTTGACAAATGGGATTGTGCAAAAAAGGTAAAAGAAAAATTAGAAAGCTTAGGTAAATAATGGTTGCTAAAAATTCAAGTCCCGAAGAATTAAACGAAATTGGAATATCTCAAGAAAAGGATTCTATATATTTTAAGGATAAAACGGGCAAAGACTGTGAAGAACGAGACGGTGTTGCCAAAGTAGTTCAGTTTGCCAAAGAAAACAATGATGAAAAAACAAGTCTTTATTATTATATAAAGCATCGTAGAGGCCAGCTTTTTGATCCATATGGGGTAGATGCTTTAAAAGCAAATGCACAAGATACAAGATATAAAAAAGTAGATGAATATATTTTTAATAAATATAACGATTATCTAAAGACTAGACGCGAAACATTTTTACTTGAAGCTAAAAGAGAATTTATTAGGAAAGGATATTAATAATGGCAAAGAAAAAAGTAGACCTTAATGCTAAGCCTACAGATATCAATAAGATAAAACCAGAAGAAGTTAAAACCGATGGCCCAGTTGATCCACCACCTTTGCCAAATACGCACACTATGTTCGCTCGTAAAAAAGATCGTGGATTTGTAGCAATGACAGAGCAAGCATCTATGAGGGCTGATGAATCGGCGCAACAAAGGCGAGCGAATGGCATTGTATTACCATCTAGAGTCACCTCTTGCATTCATAAAATCAAGGAAGACTAATGATTTGTACAGGATATAACGCTCACATTACAGGACTGTTAATGCAACAACAAGTCCTATGGAAACTTATTTTAAATGATGGAACTGAAATTTGGTCAGATTTCGACGTTCCAGATAAAAAAGACCCTTGGACAAGGGCTAGGCAATACTGCAATAATAACACAAAAGATATTGTTGAAGTGAAAGTTATTGTTCCGGGACAACCAGAAGTTCAAGTGTTTAGAAATGATCTTGGACTAGACGGTCTTCTAATCGTTCGCGGAACTGCAAAAGATGTAAGTGATTTAGGCGAAACCATTTATTCTTTTATAACATTTGGAAAAATAGAAGATGACGGATTAATTCATGTCCGTAGATTTTATTGGCCTGAGTGCGCGTTTGGAACATCTGAAGAAATCAGAGAGATTACGCCAGAAAATGAAAACTTGATTTATCGTAGAATAAATCTTTGTGGAGAAAATTGTTCATGTCAAAAAGACGAACAGATCTAAGCAAATATAAATCCCCGTCTACCGGGGATTTTTGCACTCCTGCTCAATACGTTGCTGAGATTATTTGCCAAAGACAGGCAAAGCATGAAAAAGCTGGGACATTACCTTATAAGTTTTGGAATAAAGGTAAATGGAAAAGTATATACATTCGTCAAATTGGATTAGCAAATAAACTAATCAAAGAGTTTGGCGAAGATGCTATGATGAAATTTGTTAATTCTAAGGAAGGCATCAGGACTATTTCTCTGGGAGCTAGAAATGTCAAAAATTCCTTACAAAGAATTAGAATTGAACTTGACAACGCCCCAAAACATGATACAATTGAAATAATAGAAGTCAAGGAGTCTATTTATACACCTAGACAATCTTTTGGAAACAAGACACTATTGCAGAGACTAAAGGAAATTGAAAATGGCTGATACTGTGATGGATAAAGAATTTATAAAAAAGTATGGCGACTACGTTACTACAGGAGATAAAGTCCTTGAGACAAAGAGAAATTACAAAACCATATCAATTAGTCCTGCTATTGATTTGGCTCTCGGTGGTGGTGTTAAAGAGGGTTCTTGGATGATCTTGTCCGGCCCCCCAAAGGTCGGAAAAACTACAACAACTATGCAGATTATCGCCAACTGTCAAGCCCTTGGTCGTAAGATCATCTATCTTGATGTTGAGGGTCGTTTAAAAGAAATGAACTTTGAAGTTCCGGGAATCGACCCATCTAAAGTTCAGGTCATTCGTTCTGGTGATGAGCCACTGGCAGCAGAAACATTTCTTGACATTGCAAGAAAACTAGTAGCTGCGAAAGAAAATGAAGGTTGTGTTCTAGTAATTGATTCCATCTCATCACTTATTCCTTTGCGAGATCTTGATGAGGATATTAGTGGAATGACAAGGCCGGGGCTACCTAAGATTCTTTCTGACTTTGTTAAGAAGTTGGGGCAAACAGTTCCTAATCAAAAGTGTTTAATTATTCTTATTACGCACATGATTACTAATACGAGTGGTTATGGCAAGTCAAAAATGGCCGATGGTGGTGTTAAGATCCAATTCCAAGCAGATACTCGCATGGAAGTCAAGACAGTAGTACCTTGGGAAGCAGCGGGGTCTTCTAAAGAGAATAAGAATGTCATCGGCCTTAAGGTAACATGGGATGTGTTGTGTTCTTCTATCGGATCGCCATATAAAACCTGTGACAGTTGGATTAGGTTTGGTCATGGCATTGATAAAGTTCAAGAAATTCTTATGATTGCTATTGACCTTGGTTTAATTTCAGTTGCTGGATCATGGTATAATCTAGATTTTATCGAGAGTGAAAAGGTTAAACTTCAGGGGCAGGAAAAAGTATATAATTATCTTGGCGAACATCCAGAATTTTATGCTTTGCTTGAACTTAAAGTTAAGGAAATGTTATATTGAAAATCATAGGATTGGATCAGCAAGAATATTCATGGATTCCAAGTAATAATATTGTTGACACAGAAAAAAGATCTGGACTACATAATAAAGCTAAAGAACTATTAAAGGAAAAATATCCTAATGATAGAATTTTAGAAGAGCTAGTGTTACCGGGGACAAAGACATCAACTAGAAAATCCACCCTCAAGGCGGATTTTTTCATTCCTATGAGAAAACTTATTGTTGAAGTTCATGGTGAACAGCACACAGAGTTTAATAACTTCTTTTTCAAGAGTAAAATGGATTTTTACAAGGCTCAAGCTAGAGATAGAGATAAGAAGCAGTGGTGTGAAATAAATAATTTAGAGTTAATAGAACTGTTTCATAACGAATCTATTGAAGAGTGGAGAGGCAAGATATGGAGGAATTAGAAGATAAGATAAAAAAGTTTCATGAAAACATTGACAATTGGATTAAAGAGAGTAAAATAGATTATGGCACTGATTTTGGAGACAAGGCAGATGAGGTGGGAAAGATACTACACTACTCTCGCGAAGAATTAAAATCCATGACATTTCCAGATTATCAAGCCTCGATCTTCTTGCTCAACCAATACCTTATGCATCTTAAAAGCATTATAGCAAGGGAAAAAGCTGTTAAAGCTTGGGCAGAACAAGGTATATGGTATATTGTTACAGGCGTTAGTCATGACAAATATGCAAAATGGGAAGAGAAGTATCATTCAGCTATTAGAAATCATAAACTAGGATTAAAATTGCAAGTGCTTAAAACAACAGCTGAGGCTAGAATATTAGCGGGGGAAGCAACAATTGGATCAGTGGAAACTGCTATGAAGGTTTTTGAAAATATGGGGAGAAATAAAAGTTATGAGCGATCTTAAGGAACAGGCAAAAAAAATAATTGCCAAAGGCAAACTATTAAACGATGTTGAATTGATCAATATGGGACTTGATATGCTTGAGGCTTTGCCAAGCTATGAAGTTGATTTAGAATTAACTGCTGTAGAACAATCGGCAAAGCCAAAAGTCGAACTAATGAAACAGATTTCTTCTTCAATTAGAAATTCTGATATAACAGAACAATTTAGAGTCGAAAATAAAGCCCCAATTGATCTTAAATACGGTAAAAAGATTGCATTAGCAGTTGGGGAAAGAAGTAATAAATTTCTCGACGATGGAGTAGAAGCTGCTGATCTAAAAGGTAAAACTCCACCAGCAAAACCAAAAATCATACGTAAAGTCAATAAGGTTGAAATGACTTGTACAGTATGCGGAAAGCAAAAAAAAGTATTGAAAGATCTATTGTATACAGAAGCATATCGTTGCGACGATTGCATAATGAAAGGAAAGGCCAGATGAGTACATTTATTAGTCATGAGCTGCCAGTCAAATTACTTACAAATACAGCAAAACTACCAGATAAGGCAAATCTATTTGACGCAGGACTTGACCTGTATTGCGATGAAAAAGAAGTGGTCACATTAGCACCGGGACAACGCAAACTCTTCTCCACGGGCATTTCTATGGCAATACCAAGGGGTTTCGTAGGATTGATCTGGCCGAGATCTGGACATGCAGTAAAAAAGGGATTAGACACAATGGCTGGAGTTATTGATTCCCCATATCGTGGAGAGGTAAAAGTCTTGTTAGTAAATCATGATGAGGATTATCAAGTCTACTCACCCGGAGATAAAATTGCTCAGATTATTATTCAGCAAGCTCCAGATTTCACCCCTGTGTCAGTTGATAATTTGAATGAAACTTCTCGCGGAGAAAATGGATTTGGGAGTTCGGGGTCTTGACATATTTCAAAATAGGTTTTATACTATTCATAGCGTTTTACTGTATAGTATCATATAGAATAATTAGCAGTACAATCATAGGAGAAATGGGTGACAAATGAATACACTAGTAGCACTAGCAGCAATGTCGTTAGGTCAATTGTTTGTGGTTAATCCACAAATTCCAGTTGTGGTTCAGCAACCTCAACCAATCGTAGTCCAATATCAGTATGTAGTACAACAACCACAGTACATAATCGTACCTAGAGTAATTTATATGCCAGTACAGGTTCAAACATATCAACCTGTGTACTACCCATATCCAATCTATAGAATTTACCCTTAAGGAGAATACAATGAGTGAAGAAAAGAATCCATTAAATGTTTATAATCAACTAGAGATTATTAAAAATGCTGTTGACCAGATTGAAACAATTCATGTATATGAACTTGCCAATCGCCAATTTGGAACTTCAACAGAAGAAGAGCTAAAGGTGCGAATCGACGAGTTAGATAAACAAATTCTTGAGTATGAATTGCAACTTGCAGACTCGCAATCTTATATTGACAGTATATTAGACTCAAACAAGAGATTACTTGAAGCAAATAATCAACTTATCTCCGAAAAGAATCTAGCCTTAGAAAATCGCCAACTGACACAAGATCAGGCAGATAAAATAATTTCTGCGTATAAGAAATTGCCTCGACTTGTGAAGAAGTTTTATGGAGTAAATTAATATGAGCCAGTCCGAATTGCAGAACCTTCCAGTTGAACGTGCCGTCCTCGCTGGCATCTGCCAGTTCGGGCTAGAGGTTTATGTTGAACTCGATTTCTTGCAAGCAGAGTACTTTAGCCACGAATTAAATCAGGTTATATTTACATGCTTGCAGGATGTTATCAACAATAATCAGAATATTGAATATCTCTCTATATTTTCAACAGCTCAAAAGTTGGGTGTATATGAATTAATTAATAAATCGACCGAGATGAGTTTCATCCGGTCGCTTTTTAATTTCCCCATAAACAAAGATAACATTCCTAAATTTGCAGCTAAATTAACTAAGCTTAAATTAGCTAGAGATATTAAGAAAACATTATCTATCTGTGACAAGTCTATGGCTAAAGTTACAGGCGATGAAAGTGTAGAAGATATTATTGGCATGGTTGAAACCCCAATCATGGAGATCACTTCACTTGCATATAAAGAGCAAAATAATAAGACTGTTCTTCTTGGCGAAGACATTGATGAGTATGTTGAGTATCTTATTAATAATCCCTCTGATTATCTTGGCATTCCTACGGGTTTTCCTAGATTTGACGAAGCTATCGGAGGTGGTCTTAGAAGAAAGTCGGTCACTCTAATAGGTGCTAGAACTGGGGTTGGTAAAAGTGTTATCTCTACTAATGTTGCAAAATATGTTTCAGAGGTTTATAATATTCCAGTGCTGTATTTAGATACAGAAATGGATCTTGGAGACCAAAGAAACCGTATGCTAGCAAACATTAGCGGAATTAAGATCAATGACATTGCAAAAGGGGTTTTTGCTAAGAGTTTTAACTCTAAAGAAAAGGTGATTGCCGCAGCTAAGCTGATTGAAAAGATACCGTATCACTATATATCAATTGCTGGCCAACCATTTGATAATATCCTTAACATTATTAAAAGATGGGTCCATCAATATGTTGGATTTGATGAGAACGGTAGAACTAAAGACTGCTTAATCATATACGATTATTTCAAGTTGATGAGTTCAGCTGGGCTAACAGCTGCTATGCAAGAATATCAGGCTTTAGGCTTTCAGATTACAAAGATGAATGATTTCTGTATTAAATACGACTTACCATGTTTATCTTTTGTGCAGCTTAATCGAGAAGAGGAAATCGCACAATCTGATAGACTTCAGTGGCTTGCATCCACTGTTGCTAAGTTTCAAATGAAAAGTGATGAAGAAGTGGCAGATGATGGTGATGAGAATGGAAATCGTAAACTTGTTATTATTAAAGCTAGGCATGGATCTGGACTTGAATATGGTAACTATATCAATGTTAAAATGAATGGTGCAATTGCTAAACTTACTGAATGGTATACTAGAGATGAAATTAAGAATGGAGCGGCAAATGCAAGTCAAGACAACTCCTTCGAAATTCGAGAAAGTGAGTCGGGAGAAGATTTATTCGATATGTAACGAATTATCAGAAAAAGCACCATCTCTACTTAACGCTTTAAAAATTGAATACATAGAATTTCCCAATAGACTAGCATTCCCATGCCCAGTGCATGGAGGAGATAACTGTGAGGGGTCGTGTATATTTACTGATGGCTCTAAAACTAAAGGAAATTGGGTTTGCTGGACGCATTCATGTGAAAAAGATTATGGTAAAAATATGATAGGCTTTGTGAGAGGAGTTCTTTCACAAAGAGAAGGTAAAGAAGTTAATTTCTACCAAGCTATTAATTTTTCACTATCATTTTTAAATAAAAAAATCATAGATATACCAGAAGAAAAGATTAGCGAAAGTATATATGAGATTAATAAGATTAATGAAATATTAACTCGTAAATCTGAAAAGATAGAATTAAACATATCTAGAGAGCAAGTAGTATCAACTCTTGACATTCCTTCAAAATACTATATAAATAGAGGATTTTTACCAGAAACTTTAATAGCTTTTGATGTTGGAGAGTGTTATAATTCTAATAGGCAAATGTTCAATCGAGCAGTAGTTCCTGTCTATAATGAAACCTCTCAATATATTGGATGTGTTGGGAGAGCAACAGACGAACAGACCAAACCAAAATGGCTCAATAGCAAAGGTTTTAAAAAATCTTTCTTTTTGTATGGATTATGGGTTACTAAACCTTATATTCAAAAGTCGTCAACGATTGTATTGGTTGAAGGTCAAGGTGATGTTTGGAGATTATACGAATCGGGCATTAAAAATTGTGCAGGTATATTTGGATCTGACCTTAGCGAAGACCAATTAATCAATCTTGAAGAGCTTGGAGTAATGAATATTGTTATATTAACTGACAATGACGAGGCGGGACAAAAGGCAGCAGAGGGTATTATAAAAAAGGGCGACAGAAGATTTAATTACTTTACACCTAAGATATCTAAAAAAGACATTGGAGAAATGTCTATTGAAGATATAAATAACGAACTTAAACCACAAATCAAAGGATTATTTTAATGAGTAAGATTTTAGCATTCTCTGGTAAAAAGCAAGCCGGTAAAAACACCATGTGTAATTTTCTACATGGATACTTTTTGAAATCATTTGGTATTATTGATGGTTTTGAAATTATAGATGAAGGCGACTTAATTATTGACACTTTGGTGCGAGATGAAACAGGAGAAGAAAAAAGAGGAAAAGGGATTATTGATGTTACTCGTACAGACGTACCATTTGCAATGTGGGCAATAGACAATGTTTGGCCTTTTGTTAAGCACTACGCTTTTGCAACACCATTAAAAGATATTCTTGTTGGGCTATTTAATGTTCCAAAAGAGTCTGTATATGGTACTGAAGAAGAAAAGAATGCTCCAACACAATATAAATGGGAAGATATGCCTACAAAAGTCAAGGGTAAAACAGGCTATATGAGTGGAAGAGAGTTACTTCAATATTTTGGAACAGATGTTTGTCGAAAAATATATTCCGATGTCTGGACAAATAGAACAATTTCAGATATCAAAAATGAAGAATCGGCACTTGCGGTAATTTCAGATGCAAGATTTGAAAACGAAGTCAAGGCAATTCAAGCTGCTGGAGGAAAAGTCATTAGGCTAACTCGCGGCGAAACGCACGATAGTCACGCAAGTGAAGTCGATTTAGACTCATTTAATGAATACGATGCTGTGATTGACAATGCAAATCTTACCATTCATGAGTCTTGCAAACAATTATTTGAGATTTTATACGAATGGAACTGGATACCAAAAGAAATTGTAATTGGAACTCCGCAAGATCTTGAACCGGCAGTTAAAAAAGAAAGATTCACAAAAATCCGATGATAACTACATATTTTCGAAGTTCCTCATTGAACAACTGGAAATATTGTCAGTTGCAATATTTTATGACTTATGTTTTAGGCCACTATTCTCCTTCCGGGAAAAAGGCTGATTTGGGAACAATTACTCACGCAGTACTTGAAACATTAGCAATCTGTAAAAAACGGACGCAGTTCAATAAAAGAAGTACAATGAAAGTCACTCAAGATCCCTTGGGTGATTTTTCTTTCACCAATGATCAATTACACACAGATGATTTTGTAAATTATATACTTGGTAGAAGTTTTGATTTCTACAAAAAAAATTCACCACATAATGAATTTAATCAAAAAGATTATGAATTCTGTTATAAAATGGTTTGGGATACTTTAGGATATAACAATGGTCAGTTTGATCCACGAAACCGTAAAGTTATTGATACGGAACCCCACTTTGACATTCCTATCTTAGAAGATTGGGCAAAGTTTGAGTTTGATGGGCCAAATGGGGAAAAAATTTCTGGAAATCTTGCGATCAAAGGAACAATTGATCTTGTAACTGAGATGGAAGATGGTACAATAGAAGTAATCGATTGGAAGACCGGGCAGAGGCTTGATTGGGCTACCGGAGAAAAGAAAGATTATGATAAACTTATGAAGGACACCCAACTATTGCTGTACCACTATGCTATTGGCAAAATGTATCCTAAGCATAGACATTCCATTATGACTATTTTCTTTTGTAGAGATGGTGGCCCATTTTCGCTAGCGTTTGATAAAGATGATGATGCCGACTTTATAAAGTATTTAAAAAGTACATTTAAAGAAATTGTATCAAATCAAACGCCACAACCAATTTCTAGAGAAAGAGCCAGTTTTAAATGTCAAAAACTTTGTCATTATTATAAAACTAATTGGCCCGGAACAGATAGTACAATGTGTCATCATATTGAAGACCAGCTAAAAACTATTGGAATGACAGAAACGGTCAAGAATTGTTCTAAACCGGGATTCACAATTGGGAAATATAAAGATCCGGGAGCGGTTGAATGATATTGCCAGTAATAACAACACACTATTCATTATTGAAAGGTTTCATCAAGCCCGATGAAGCCGCTAAAAAATGTAAAGAATTAGGCTATACACATTGCTTAATTGCAGATATTGAAACTATTAGTGGTGTTGTTGATTTCTTCAATGCCATGAATAAAGCTGGGATCGTACCCATTCTTGGAATGCAAGCCGATAATGGGTATTATATTGCTAAATCTCTAAAAGGATATAGAGCTTTAATTAAGTTAGCATCTAAAGAAAAGATAGAATACGACAAAGAAGACTTGCAATTTTATACAGAAGATCAACTAGCAATTATGCCGGTTTATTATGCTGAACAAAATGACGCAATTCTTCATAGGATGGTATTATGTCTTAACTTTAAAACTACACTCAAGAGAGCTAAAGATGTGGATATGGGAGAATATAAAAAGTTCTTCGAGTCTGATCATTACTTCTTTCATCCAGTTCATAGGATTATACCTAGCGAAAAGCAATACTTTGGAACTAAACAACTGTACTCTGAATTACAACAGTATAGCATTCTTTCTAAGCCTAAATTACCTCGCGTAGATTGTGCAGATATGTCTGAGAATGATTATCTAACACAGTTATGTAGAAATGGCTGGCGAGCAAAACTTATGCATTTAAAAGATGATAAGAAGAAGGAATATACTGATCGTATTAAGTACGAGTTGTCTGTTATTCATGGATTTGAACTGTCTGGATACTTTTTAATTGTGCAAGACATTATTAACTTCGTAAGAAAGAATGAGTGGCTACCGGGACCGGGACGTGGAAGTGCTGGTGGATGTTTAGTGTCATATTTACTTGGGATTATTGATATTGATCCCTTGAAATACGATTTACTATTCTCTAGATTTTTAAACGCTGGCCGATTTACTAAAGATAATATCTCTTTACCCGATATTGATATGGATGTTCCATCTGTTCACCGCGATGAAATTATTGACTATATCAAGAATAAGTATGGCAATGAAAGAGTTTACCAGATGATTACATTCGGGCGTCTGCAAGGTCGATCAGCAGTCAAGGATGTTGCTAGAGTTTATGGGGACTTATCTTTTAGTGAGTTAAATGAGATCACTGAGAGTTTACCACAAGAAGCTAGCATCTCAGATGAATTGGAAGAAATGGATATCAAATCAGTTATTCGATGGACTCTTGAAAATGATCCAAAGAAACTTGAAAAGTGGTGTAGAATTGATAAGGAGGGCAATTTGTCTGGTGAGTTGTCAGATCTTTTCTCTCTTGCTATAAGAATAGAAGGAACTTATAAATCTCAAGGAAAACATCCGGCAGGAGTGATTATTTCTAATGAAGATCTAATCAATGACGCACCTCTTATCACAGATAAGAATGGTCATAGATTAGTCGCATTTGAAATGCATGACTTGGATAAGGTTGGTTTGACTAAATTTGATGTGCTTGGGATTAACTTACTAGATAAAATTATGCAGATTACAGAGAAGGATTAACATGAAGGAAAAATTTCTAGACTACGCAACTGTTATCAGGGATGGTAATGACATTGACTTTAAAGATTTGAGCTTATCCGATCTAAGAAATCATGTTCCTTGGTACAGAGAGAAGAAGAATGGAATATACCAAGTCCATAATAATAAGTATTCACAAATATTTTACGACCTAAATGAAGCTATTGATAAATTTTTAGAATTGAGAAAAACCTATGTCACTAAACAGCAATCGTGATTTTTTAGTGTTCGATTTTGAGACTACAGGTAAAAACCCTAATAAGTGTCAGCTAACTCAAATATCAGCAATCGTATTGCATGGTAAGAAGTTAACACTTCAGCCGGGTGGAGTGTTTGACATTGAAGTGCGACCTGAGTTTGATGATGAAAAAGCTATTAAAGCGGGATTTGATCCTGTTGAACAAGAAGCTCTTGATGTAACACGTAAAACCCGCGAACAATTGGAAAAAGCTGTTGGGCCTAAAGTTGCTTGGCAGCAGTTCTCTAACTTTGTAACTAAGTTTAATATGAAGGGGTCTCCATACTTTGCCCCAATTCCTGTAGGATTTAATATCAATAACTACGATATGCCAATCTTAAATAGGTATTGTCAAATGTATGGACCATCTGAAGAAAAAACCGGAAAGCAAAAGTTAGTCCATCAAATTTATAAAGTAGACATGATGGATGTATTGTTTGGATGGTTTGAAGATAACGACTCAGTTAAGAAATTAAACATGGGATATCTTAGAGAGTTCTTTGGGTTTCCCGAAGAGAGTAAAGCAAATGCCCACAAT